CGTCGAGAGTTAATGAGCAAGGCGAAAGGATCGCTAATACCATCACAGTATGTCGAGCCATTCGGCGGTGTCCAGATTGAGAACCTGTTTAGCGGTACGCCAACGATCACTACGGACTGGGGTTCATTTGCCGAGAACAATCTGCATGGCATCACAGGCTATCGATGCAGGACGATGGGAGACTTTGTCGATGCGCTAAATGCCGTGAAGCAAGGCGCGATCTCTAGCGAGTCATGCAGGCTATGGGCAGAGAACTTCTCTCTGGAGAAGGTTGCTCCGATGTACGAAAAGTATTTCAGCGATGTGCTGGATGTCTATACAGGCAAGGGCTGGTATTCCGAAGGCAACGGACTAGACGCAATGAAGCGGGATTATGTTTAACAATAATATATGAAAAGACGAATATACATATTGATGCACGGATACCAAAACGAAAGCCACGGAATGCCGATAGCTGCATTCACAACAAAAAAGCGCATGGAGGAATTTGTTAAAAACAAAGGTATGCGTGGAACCAGCAGAGAGTATCCAACAGAAATGTATTGGGAGCATGAATATGAGTGGATGCGGTGTGATGAAATAAAAACCGATTTATACGAATGAATACAGAAGCACAATTCAAGGTAGGTGACGAGGTATCTAAAGTCGGCGGAGACTACCGATTCGACGGGATCGTAAGAGCCGTCTTTACGAAGGGATCAGGAGTTATCCGCCTCGTCGTAGAGGACGACAGGGGAATCCTGCACATTTACTCGGAGAAGAACTTAAAGCACAAATGAAAATAATTGATGTAGGATGTGGACCGGGGATATATGTGCAAGCGTTGCGCGAGTTGGGTCACGATGTTGTTGGGATCGATCCAGACAAGAGATGTCCAGAGATCGTCAAGTCAATGTTTGATGAGGCAGGGAAGTACGACTTGGCATTGTGTCTGGAGGTTGCCGAGCATATCGATGAGAGTCTTTCTGACGATGTGGTGAAGAAGCTAACGGAGCTTGCGCCTGTGATTGTCTTTTCTGCTGCGTTGCCGGGGCAAGGTGGGCATGGTCACATCAACTGCCAACCGAAAGAGTATTGGGAGCATAAGTTTGGCAAGCTGAACTTTGTTGTTGACAGAGATGCAACGCAGAACTTTATCGACTTTATGCGTCAAGGATATCACATGGGATGGTTGATTAATAATGTGCAGATTTTTAAATCATATGGTGATGTCTGCTATGACCAGATTATTCGGGAGGAGACTCCGCAAGCAAAGAGAGTAGCTGAATGGATTAACAAAAATATATGACATGGATCGAATATGGAATGCAGTTGGCTTTTGCTGCTGCGACGAAGTCGAAAGACCCTTGGAGAAAGGTTGGAGCGGTGGTGTTCCGCAAAGACAACTCTGTTGCTGGGGTTGGGTACAATGGGTATCCGACTGGGATGTTTGAGGACTGGGATGATCGGGAGGGAAGGCGGCAGTTTGTTATCCATGCGGAGGCGAATGCGTTGCGGTACTGCAAGCCCGGAGAGGTGTGGTTGTTGTGCTGCACGACTCTTCCCTGTAATGAGTGTTTGCGGAGTGCAGCGGCATATGGAATCACCACAATTGCTTATTCGGACAAGTACGAGAACGATCCGAGTACAATTGAATTGGCTAGGGAATTCGGGATTGAACTTGTATGCGCGAAATCGATGTAAATGAAATCAACAACATTCGTAATTTGCTATGCGCGATGATTGAGATTGCCGTGGTAGATGTGAGGAGCAAGGCGAAGTTTAAAAGTCATTACAAGCAGAAGGAGATTGATGATAATCGCAAGTCAGCAAATGAGTGGATGAATGGAGAAGTGGAAAGCAAGATTAAATTTCAAGAAATCTGCGATGCATTGGCTATTGAAACGGAACCAATATTTGAGTTATTAAAGAAAGAGAATGAAACCATACCCTAACTGGAGTTGCTCCGAGTGCGGCTTGAAGCATGGAAAGCTAGTCAACAAAGTATCGACATGGCACTATGGCAAATGCGATGTCTGCGAGAGGAACAACAATGTGACCGAGGTTAGAGATTTTGGTCATTTTCCAAATTGGTTTAAAAAGAAATGATCGTTAATTGATACAAGATGGAAATAAATTTAAATGCTAACGAAGTCTTGGTTGCTGGATATATTGGCATGAGAAGAAATGCAGAAGCATCTTTTAGAAATAGAAAACCAAGATTCCCAGAAAGAAAAGTTGGTGAATTATGGGGATTCCATATAGAATCTGCTCATGCAGAATGTGCTGTAGCAAAATACCTTGGAATATATTGGGGGTTTGGAGTAAATACATTTCATACTGAAGACATTGTTAATTCCAAAATAGAAGTAAGGTGGTCACATAGAAATGATGTGAAAGTACGAGAAGATGATTCTGGAATAATTGTTTCTGTTACAGGCAAGTGTCCAACATATAATATTGTAGGATGGATAAATGCCAATGATGCTAAAAAACAAGAATATTATTTTTCAAATCCTCCTCCATGTTATTTTTATCCTCATACATATTTAAATAATATTGAAACATTAAAATTTGAGTTGCAGGAAAATTCTAAAAATGGAAACCTTTATTAGAAAAGCCAAGATATGGGTTGCGATAGTTATAATTGCAATTATTTATTTACTAACTGCTTGCATTGTATTTAGAGAGCAAGTTGACAATAGAGAAAATATGGAAATATGTCCATTATGCAACATGGAAGTTCACAAATGAATAAACTAGAAGAATATATCGCAGAAAGCTGGAGTGATGAAGTCAAGACAATGAATGACTTGCAAGACTTTGGCGTAATTAGTGACAATTCTATCATGGCTAAAGATGTGTGTGATACAGAAGCAAAGAAAGCAGTTGAGTGGCTTAAAAAATGAACATCCTTACGAAAGCATCTAATTTTGCGAAGAGTGCCTTTGTATTTGTAAAAGCAGGATTGCCATGCGTTGAAGAGAAAGAGATTGCTAGGAGGCTACGAATCTGCGCCGATTGCCCGAACTTCGATGTGGAGAAGTATGGTGGTGCTGGTGAATGCAAGATTTGCGGATGCAACATGGAAATTAAAACGATCATGGCTACGGAGAGTTGTCCTGCAGCGAAATGGTAGATGCCGTCCAGCAAGTTTTAAAGATTGCCGAGGCAGTCAGGGCAGAAGCGGATCGCGATGACCGCATGGGCTTGCTGTATGCGGCAAAGTACATCTTGGCTAATGTCGCGACTGGAGGCGTGAAATCTAGCGTAGTTCTGGACGAGAAGGTTTCCAAAAGTGTGGTTATGCAGTTTGTCCAGTCGTTGCTGGAGGCGGACCACTTTGAAGCTGCGGCGACGATTCTGTGGGGTCCGAGCGTGTACGATTGGCGACCTCGTTCCGCGCAGGATACTTGGAGATGCTTGTTTAGTTACGACAAATTGCTGGTGCAAGGAGCAGGCGCGATGGGCAAGACATTTAACGCTGCCGCATGGTTTCTTTTGGATTGGATGCGTGACCCAGAGTATACCTGTATCAAGGTTGTTTCGTTGACCGAGCAACACGCACAACGAAATGTTTTCGCGGCTATTAAGACCTTTTATCGTACTGCATTGGTAAAACCGGAGTACAAAGGCGAATCAGACTTGGTGAAGTCGATTCAGGTTAACGATGACGATAAAAACGGAATTCACCTTGTGGCAATCCCGAAAGGTGATGCAGGAACTGGTACGCTTCGCGGATTCCACCCTTCTCCACGACAGAAACCGCATCCGAAGTGGGGAGCGATGAGCCGAACCCATGTGGTTCTGGACGAAGCTGAAGAAATTCCTGCTGGCGTTTGGGAGGGTCTACAAAACATCCTTTCTGCCGCCGATACAACGAGCAGTAAAGGACGCATTAAGATTTTCGGCGCATCAAACCCGAAGGATCGAAATAGTGAATTCGGCAAACGATGCGAACCTGTCGGCGGATGGTTAAGAGTAGACTGCGAAGAAGACTTTGAGTGGGTTAGCCGGGAAGACTGGCACATTCTACGGCTTGATGCCGCTAGGTGCGAGAATGTGACGAATCGTAAGATCGTGTTCCCCGGCTTTCAGACCTACGAGGGTTTCATGTCGTACGAAGCGAGAGGAAAAACCGCTGAATATTACACGATGGCAAGGGGGTTCTTCCCGCAGGAAGGTGTGGCAATGGCGATTATCACACCTGCAATGATGGACAACTCAATGGGTCAGGTACGCTTTATTGGTCCTGTAGTGGGTCTAGCAGCGTTTGACTTGGCGTTGGAGGGTAAAGACCAAGTTGTGTGTTCCTACGGAAGATTTGGGCTTTCCGATGGATGGACTCCTATGGATGGCAAGTTTAGAGAGTTTAAATCGCCAAAAGTCGTTTTGCAGCTTGATTCGCAAATTAACTTTCCTAAACGAGCAACGCTTGAGCAGGCGGATGCAATTATGAATTTCTGTAAGCAGATGCGAATTGGACCGGGTTGGTTGTCTGTTGATCGGACAGGCAACGGATCAGGAATCCATGATGCATTATGCAGTTTATTTGGAAAAGAAGTTTTGGGAGTTAACTATTCTTGGGCGGCATCCGAGACTCATGTGTTAGGTGACGATTCACAACGAGCAAACGAACTTTACTCTGGGGTGGTTACCGAGTTGATATTTGGGTTAGCAAAGTATCTGGAATTTGAGTTTCTTAAAATATCACCATCGTTTCGTACTGAAGAATTAGTTAGGCAAGCAACTTCGCGGCGATATAAACAAATTGGTCAAGGATTAGTTCGTGTCGAAAGTAAAGGAGATTATACAAAGCGCACTAGACAAAATAGTCCTGACCAACTTGACTCATTAAGTTTATTAGTTTAC